ATCGACATTATTGTATTGCCTAAAAAAGGTGAATCAACAAAAACTGTCGTTTTATCTACATTGGAAAACAACATTGTTAAAAATCAAGACGGTAAGTTGATGGTAAGTACAAACGACAACATTTTGTCTATACTCTATTTGCCAACCAAATTGGATAAACAAGTACATGTTGATTTCATAACATCCGATTCGGAAGATGATTTTGAAACAAAAGAGACTTACTTGGCATACAATGACTTTTCCGGAATGGTTGGTGTTATGTCTCGTAAACTTGGATTTAAGTACGGGACTGAAGGGTTTTTCAAGATCTTTACCGATAACAAAGGACAAAACCACGACATTTTGATCACAAAAAACCTTAGAGATGGATTGAAAATACTGGGGTTTAGAAACGTAGATACCAACTTCTCAAATGTCAGAAGTGAGGATGATATTGTAGAATTCATCAAGACATCACCATTGTTTGATGTTCGTCATTATACCACCGACTTGAATCGTGGTGATTTGAAGAAGATGAGATCTGCACGTAAAAGTGCTCAATATATCAGAGATGAACTGATAAAAAGCAATCAACACCGTTCAATTGAAGATAATGATCACTTTTTCAAACAAATGTTTCCGGACAAATATGCGAAAGTTGAGTCCGAAAAAGAACGTCTAAATGTCCCTGTTGTAAACACTTCTAAATATACCGGCGAGTGGATAATCAATACATTCAATTTGAAACCGGGGCCTACAATCGGTAACATCAAATCGTTTTTGGAAAAAACCTACGGTGACAAACTCAATGATATGCCAGAGGAACAGGTTATTTCTTCTGTCAAACAATATTTAAAGATATGAATGAATTAACTAAAGATCAATGGGAACGCTCTATGTTGAATTTGGCCGGTGAATATTTGGATGATGTTTATCATCACTTGGATCATTTTGGTCCCGGTGGAAGAAAACTCGACGAATCCACCGATATAGAGGAGGGGTGGAAAGACATTGCAGCTGCTGGTTTGTTGGGTCTTGCAACATTAAAAGGAGCAGACGCTCAAGCAGCAAAAATTGCTCCGAAAAAACCAACGGTTGTTAAACAAGTTGTCCAAACAAAACCATCTGATTCAAAACAGACAGTCACACAGTCGAACGTCGAATTGGATCAATCATTTGTCGATTACATCAAATCGGTTGAGAACGCTGGTAAAACTGGTTACGACAAAAATAAAAAACTGTGGTTTCCACACAAGAGTTTTGAGGGTGGTAGTGATACCATTGGATATGGACACAAGATACAAAAGGGTGAGGATTTTACAAAAGGAATAACGGATTCTCAAGCAGAAGCATTGTTGAAAAAAGACTTGGAAAAAGCAAAAGAACAAGTCAACAAAGAATTGGGTGGTCGTCAGATATCAAAGAAACAAATGGAAATGTTTATTGATTTTGTGTTCAACATGGGCACTCTCAAAAAGTTTCCAAAGTTTACACTCGCTGCTTTGAAAAACGATTCTGATGGAATGAAATCTCAATACAAGAGATTTGCAGGCGGCAAAGAATTGAAAGGACGAAATACTGCGTTTATGAAACGATTTTTGTCAGAGGATCTAAATGAACTCGACTATGAGGGTGCTGTTGGAATTCATGAATTGATGATGTTTTATGCAAAGGCTACGCAAGATCAGTGTGATCAGTTGGAAGGTTGTATGAAGGATCAAAACGTATCATGCGTAAAGAATTTGATAACCAAAGTAACTGGTATGACCATGGATAAAATCCAAGAAGGTTTTTATGCTGGGTCAAAAAACGTATGGATTAGTCCATCCGGAAAAATGATCGACCTCGAAAAGGAAAAGTTTCCACTGAACGATCATGCTACTTGGGCAGTTGTAAATGTTCTTTCTGAATCTGATCCCGGATATGCAGAAGCAAAAGGAAAACCTGTTCAATGGGTATATGACAAATATTCAGGACAAACATCTGTATACAGCACCATGGTAGAATATGGATATATTCGTTGTATTCTCATGACAACTTCAAGAAAGGTTTATTTGGATTTTGCGGATCATACAGATGAATGGAGAAAATACTTTTCCAAATCACAAGCATCTGCGGTAATCAAATATGCTATCGAAAAAGAATATATGGTCGTGGTAGATGACATTGAAAAAGTATTGTATCAACCACCCGCCCCAGAGGATATATGACATTTAATACAAAAAACTTCGGAGCCATGATGCAAAAGATGTCTGGTGGACGTGAGATTGAAACATCTCACAACGATCCAATTTACCAGATGTTGGTTCGTAGAAAAAACAACGGAGAAGATACACAACTTCCGCCGGAACAATCTTTTCCACAACAAGACATTGATGCTTTGGAGAGTTTTTGTAAACAACATGGTATTTTGGGATTCAACTTTGGTAGAATGCATCCTAAAGCTGCATTATCAATGTTGAAAAACAAAATGGGTATGCCTGCTCATACAGAAGTTACGAGTACACAATCCAAATCACTTTTGAAAGGATAATATGGAAGAACAGTTGTTGGAAAAAACACTTCAATTGGATGAAGACCTGAAACAGTGGTTTAGTAAAACTCATCCAAAAGGAAACTGGAAAGCATTTAATACGTCCGGCAAAAGCATTGGTGCGTGTGGATCAAGAAAAAAAGGAGAACCATATGCAGCTTGTTTGGGCAACAAATATGCTGCTCGTTTGCGTGCCAAGGGTGGACGCAAAGCAATTGCAAATTGGGTTCGTAAAAAACTTAGAGCACAACGTAAAGCTGGACATGGTAAGAAAGGTGGAGGATCTACCGGAAGAAAACCTGTTAGAGCAAGTTACAAAGAAGAATTGAATGAAGTCTTTTCGGTCAAAAACAAAGAAGGATTGAAAAACGACCTCATTCAGTTTTTACGTGGTGAATTTCAGAAAGGACATCTGAGTTACAATCATCAGGGTATTAGTACAACCGAGTATAAACCGGATGATTGGTATGAAGACATGGCAGATAATGTGGTTAACCGTCTGATTCAGTATTTTCAAACAACAAAAGGTCAGACAGAAAGAGATTTATGAACAAGAAGTATGTTATTCTATTTTTTTTGAGTTTAAGTTTATTGGTTAGTGGATGTGCCACATGGTGGAAACGTACAAATCCAAATACCAATCAAGTAAACAACGCACAACAACAAGTTCAAGACGCTAAAGATGCCTTGAACCAAAATGGAAAAGACAAAATGAAACAAATTCAATCCACTGCTAGTGGAGTGGATTATGCTCTTTCCAAGGTTACAAATGCGTCTCCAGCTGTAACTGTTGCCAAGGAACTAAACGACCGCACAGTGAGTATTGCAGGAGTTCCATCTGTTGATGAACTCAACAAAATGAAAAAGATCGTAGATGATCTGACATCACAAGTGGTTGAAGAACAAAAACGTGGAAAAAAGTCTTTGGAAGAAAAAGACAAAGAGATTTTGTCTATTCAACAAGAACGTGAACAATTGAAACAAGAACTCAAACAAAAAGAGGAATTACTTCAAAAGACTGCCGAACAAGTTGCTAAAAAAGCAGACGAATACAAATCCACTGTTGATGAAGTCAACAGTTGGTTCGGATTGGGTGGCATTATATTTGGTGTAAAGAAGTTTGTAAAAACCTGTCTAGTCTTCATTTTGGTGTTTGGTATATTGTTCTTGGCACTAAGAGTATTTGCCACAGTCAATCCTATTGCCGGTGCTGCCTTTTCTATATTCGAAATGATTGGTGGAGTAATATTGCAAAGTGTAAAAACATTGATTCCAAATTCAATCAATATTGCCAAAGTCGTTGATAAAGTAAAGTTCGACGAATACAAATCCACATTGTCTAAAATCGTGGATACAATTCAGGAATGTCAATCTGCCAAAGATAAAGATGGACCATCATGCACTGTAGACAACCTACTTGAAGAGTTTTCAAAGAGTATGAGCGATCACGAAAAGGATTTGATCAAGTCTTTGAAGAAAGAACTTCGTTGGTAGTAAATTAAGTTGTAGACGGTAAAGATTGATGGTATAGTGTTGGAAAACAAACGTTAACGAAATATATTTACGTTTGTATACGGTAGCATATTAGTTATTGCATATGAAATACTATATTTTAGACAAACAAGTAAGCAACAAACCAGCAATTTTCGACTCTGTACTAGATGTTGTTAACACTCTTGAACGAGTTGTTAAGTACAAGTTCAATCTTAGTCGAAAGCAGTATATGCAAAATCTAATAGATTTGGGATATGGTGCTGATGATTCTATTGGACGAACATTTACCGAGTCGATGGCAGAATACGTTGAAATTGGCGTAGTTAAGCCAAACGGAGCATGTGTTCGTTGTAACATTCATGAAGCATCACATCACGCCAAGTATATTAACGAGATGGGGCACTGAAAATGGTCAATTTGGATATAAGGTGGGGACAGCCGTTTGAATCTAAAAACGGCGATGTGATATTGTGGAAGAGAGAGTGGTTGATACCACAACAATATCGCAATGAGTTTTTCAACTACTGGAAGGCCAATAGTTTTAAACTCAAAGACAATGGATATTCTGTTTACAAAAAAGAATCCGATTGGTTCTTGGCAGAAACTCGTTTGTCTAAAGATGCCTTTACCGAATCCAAAAAGCCAGCCGTCGTAGAGTCCAAAGAAGTTGTTTTAAAGCCTCACGTTGTAAAACACGAAAATGGATTGCGTCCTTGGCAGATTACAAGTGTTGGAAAATTGTGTTCGGCCTTAAAAAAGTGGGGATGCGCTATTGATGGAAGTGATGTAGGCGTGGGAAAAACGTATGTAGCATGTGGAGTTGCACGTGAATTAGAAATGGATATACTGATTGTATGTCCCAAAGCAGTCATGGAGAGTTGGAGACGTGTCATCGTCAATCACTTCAAAATGAAAGGAAAGTTGATTGGCATTATCAATTATGAACGTCTTAGAATGGGCAAATCAGATTCTCTTATTGCCTCGTATGTCAAAAACAAAAAGACTCATGTTGAAGAGTTCAAGTGGAAAATCCCCAAATCCACACTGATTGTGTGGGACGAAAGTCAAAAACTAAAAGGGGCATCAACGCAAAATAGCAAGGTGTGTTTGGAGGCACTGAAAGAAGGATACAAAATGTTGTTTTGCAGTGCTACCAATGCTACCAATCCATTGGAGTTGCGTACCGTGGGAATGTCCCTGAAACTGTTTGAAAACAACAAACAGTATTATCAGTGGTTGTATGCACACGGTGTATCCAAAGGACGATTTGGATTGCAGTTCAATGGAAATCCGGACGTTCTAAAGAAGCTCAATAAAGATATTTTCATTGACAGAGGATCACGGTTGACACGTGATACAATTCCAAACTTTCCAGAAAGTCAAATCGTAGCAGAATGTTACGATATGGAAGATGACGCCAAGAACAAGATCAATTCCATTTATGAAGAAATGGAAACTGAGTTGGCCAAATTGAACAAAAAGGTCAAGAAAGAAAAGAAAGATGGTGTCAACGAATTGACTGCCATATTGCGTGCCAGACAAAAAGTTGAACTGGTAAAGGTTCCTTTGTTTGTTGAAATGGCAGAGGAAGCGTTGGAGAATGGAATGAGTGTGGTTTTGTTTTTGAACTTCACAGAAACCATTGATGCGTTATCCAAGAGACTAAATACCAAGTGTATTGTCAATGGTGTTGTTTCCGATATACAACGACAAAACAATATCGATGATTTTCAAGCTGATAAAGAACGAGTAATTCTTGTCAACATTGCCGCTGGTGGTGCTGGACTATCACTCCACGACATCAACGGTAAATATCCACGTATTGCTATCATTTCACCATCGTATTCGGCCGTTCTGATGAGACAGGCTACCGGACGAGTATGGCGTGATAGTGCAAAAAGTAAAAGCATTCAAAAAATTGTATTTGTTGCAAAAACCGTGGAAGAAAAAGTCTGTGATAGTGTTAATGAAAAACTCAAAAACATGGACTTGCTTAATGATGGTGATCTAAAATATGAAAAACTACAAGATAACGGTTAACTCTGCCAAAGAATTGTATAATTTGGAAATCGAAAGCTTCTTTGACGATCCTTTTATGGAAGCATGTACAAGAGTCGTAGAATTGAAGAAACAAAGCGGAGAAAATTTGATGTTGCCTCCATTTATGATAGCAAGACGCGATAGAAAGAACGCAAAAGAACATGTATACAATACATATATCGTGTTGATAAATACAGGATTGCATAAACAGGCGGAGAATTTAAGAATGAAGTTTCGAGATGATAGTGGAATTGATTTGAAAGAAGAGCCGATCTGCTCTAAATAATCTATGGATATACCAGATAATTTGCCAGTCAACATTTTGTCAGAACTGGAGAAATTAAAAAGCGAAGTAAGAGAGTTAAAACAACTACAAGGACTTGGCGACTCTGTTGCTCAAGAAATTCAAAAAGAAATCGCTGAGAAACTTGACGTTCCATATCTACGTGACCAACAAGATTCACTCAAAGTGAAGTTGAAACGTGGACATGGTAGCAGACCATTGTTGCAGTCGGAAATTGCAGCGGCACAGGAAGTATCAAAAAGTGCAAGAGAAGCTGCACGTAGACTGGGTGTAAGTTATCTGACATATCGAAAGTATGCCAAAAGATATGGCATGCACACTTTGTTGAATCAGTTCAATAGAGGTATCAAGAAGAATATTGATCCTGATAGTGGCAAGTACCCACTATCAGAACTTTTACAAGGAAAGTACCCTGACTATCCGGTATTCAGGTTGAAAGACAAACTTGTTCGATCAAAAATCAAAGACGCATGTTGTGAGATGTGTGGATACAAGGAACGAAGAATAACAGATGGTAAGATTCCTTTGTTGTTGAATTTCGAAGACAACAATCCCAAGAACCACAAATTGGAAAACATTAAACTGTTGTGTTACAATTGTACTTTTGTTGCCGGAAATGGATTTATACGACGTGGACAAAAACAATTTGACCCTGATGTAATGCAAGGAGCAAATCAATTGTTTAATACACGGTATTGATAATATTTATACACGATGAACAAACTGTCAACAGGAACACATCTTTTATCGAAACACGGCATAATGTCGAGTTTTTCAATTGCTAAAAAACTTAGTGATGCTAAAATTAAAAAAATAGCAGAACAGTCAAAATTGGATGAAGGATCAAAAGAATTCCACGACCATCTCAAAAAGCAAATTTTGAGAGATACTCAATTGGCACTATACAACAACAAAATTCCGGGGTTGATATCTAACGAGAAAGTTAAAAAGCCTACGGTAGTAAAGAAGTCGGAAAACACAAATGCTACTGCCAAGAAACCGTCTTCTCTTGATGAAAAGAAAAAAGCTAGATTAGCGTTATTTGCTACATTGATTGTTCAAAAAATCCTTGAACAAAAATCAACGACAGAGGAAAAGTGTTTCTTGATTGTACAAATCGTCAATGGATTGGGGTTGAAAGATTCTGATTTCAAAAATTTTCACACCAAATCGGATCCAGACGACGATGATATGGATGACGAAGATGATGATGACGACGACGACATTTAGTAGAAATAGATCTTGATTTTGTCAGAAGTTTCCACTACATTCATTCCTGTATACATCCAATTTTCGGACTTGGAACGAAGAATCAGACGTGTATATTCGTAACTGTCTTTTACTTCAAAGATTCTGCCATCGACTCGGGGATTCTTAAGTGAAGAATAGTGATTCAAAAACAGTGTCTTAAAAGAATCGTTGTTTTCGTAGAAACTCCATATTCTTTCTTTACACTTATCAACATGTTCTCGGGATGCATTTTGTTTTAACGACGTAATAAACGAATACATGCCTGGAAAATTTCGAATAACATCGTTGCTGAAGTTATCGTCTGTCAAAATCAAATAGAATAACTCTTCTTTCATATCCGTATATATGTATCTGTACTAGACAATACAACGTTATTTTAATATGAGTTCACACAACATAAATGAAACCCTTTACGGCAAAAAAATTGACACCGCAAATATCTTGAACATTTCAGATGCAAAGAACATTCGTGATAAGTTTGTATCTGTAGTCAAGACAGGAGATGCGTTTGAAAACAACGTTATTATTGTTACTGGTGTGACGGGACAAGACGGTAGTTACATGATTGACTATCTGTTGAAAAACACCAAGGCATTGATTTTTGGTGGTGTTCGTAGATTGAGTGTCTACAATCACAAAAACCTATCACACATTCCAAAACACGATAGATTTCACTTGGTGAATTTTGATTTGACAGATGCACATTCTATTGGAGCAATTGTTGAACAGTTGAAGCCAGACTATTTCATCAACTTTGCCGCTCAAAGTTTCGTTGCAAGCAGTTGGGATTTTGCTCGTCAAACATGGCAGACCAACAGTACATCGGTGTTGGATATTTTGGAGGCAGTTCGTCAGTACAGACCACAGTGTCGATTTTACAACGCTGGATCTTCTGAGGAGTTTGGCAACGTTGCCTATAGTCCTCAAGACGAACAACATCCTCTACGACCACGTAGTCCATATGGTGCTAGTAAAGCCGCTGCCAGACAGATTGTGAAGGTCTATAGAGAGAGTTATAACCTATATGCTATTCAGGGATGGCTGTTCAACCATGAAGGGCCTAGAAGAGGTGAAGAGTTTGTGACTCGAAAGATTACAAAGGGAGTTGCACGTATTGCATACAGTATCAAGTGTGACATTCCATTTGCACCCATCGAACTAGGAAATGTTTATGCAAAACGTGACTGGAGCGACAGTGAAGATTTTGTTGAATGCGTTTGGTTGATGTTGAACCAAGATTTGTATCGAAAGGATTCTGAAGATATCAAGAAAATTTACCACGGTCGTGGAAAACTGATGTTGCCTCAGAATATCAATCCTACTTGGGACAAGGTTTTGTCTGAAAACATCAAGGAGTACGTGTTGAGCAGCAACGAGACTCATACAATTAAAGAATTCGTAGAAGAGGCTTTCAAGGTTGCTGGAATCACTGGTGTTTGGCACGGTGATGGATTGACAGAGGAATTTTCTATTTCAACAAAAGATGCAATTGCTATGAACGCACCATCATCTGTGTTGGTTAAGATCAATAGCAATTTCTATAGACCAGCCGAAGTGGAATTGTTGATGGGTGACAGCACTCAATTTAGAAATGATTTCGGATGGAAACCGAAAACTGGTTTCAAACAACTTGTAGAAAAAATGGTAAGATCGGACCTAAAAGATGTTGGTCTATGAGTGAATATACACTATACAATCAAACAGTAATGGATCATTTTATGAACCCAAGAAACATGGGTGATATAAAAGATGCAGATGCCATTGGAGAAGTTGGTGCCGCCGCTTGTGGCGATATCATGAAAATTAGCTTGAAGATCGATGAATCAAATGGTACTGTTATCGATGCTAGGTTCAAGACATTTGGATGTGGAAGTGCTATTGCAGCATCATCCATGGCAACTGAACTTATCAAGGGACGTAGAATAGAAGATTTAGAAAAAAATTTCACCAACGACAACATTGTTGATGCTTTAGGTGGCCTACCCCCAGTGAAAATTCACTGCAGTGTACTTGCCCATGAAGCATTAAATGCAGCGTTGGATGATTACAAAAAGAGAAAAGGAATAATGTAAGATATGAAGAAGGATTACACAAAGATTGTATTTGTGGTTGATCGAAGCGGCAGTATGTCTAAAATTGCTGCTGACATTATTGGTGGATACAATGGATTCATCAAAGAACAAAAGGCACTAAACCACGGTTCATGCGACGTGAGTTTTTATCAGTTTGACGACGTATACGAGTCTGTATATGAAAATAGAGTATTGAACGAGGTTAAGGATTTGGATGATAAAACGTATGTTCCTCGTAACATGACTGCGTTGTATGATGCAATCGGAAAGACAATCAATCGTTTGGGTGAAACACTCAAGAATCTTAACGAGACTGAACGGCCAGAAAAGATTTTGTTTGTGGTAATTACAGATGGACTTGAAAATTCAAGTAGTGAATTTACTTCACAACAAATCAACAAAATGATTAAACACCAGACTGAAAAGTATAATTGGCAGTTT